ATTTAGAACGCCTAAAAAAATCACAGATTATTCTTGAAAAATACCCAGACCGTGTTCCGCTTATCATCCAACCATCTAAAAATGATAGGGATTCATACCCAATTGATAAGTCTAAATACATAACTCCGAGAGATTTGACGCTTCTTCAGCTACAGCAGATTATCCGTAAACGCGTTAAATTTCCCGCGGAAAAAGCACTGTTTATGTTTATTAAAAACAAGATATACCCTATTACGTCGATAATAGGGACAATATATGATACACATAAGGATGTGGATGGATTTTTGTATGTAACATATTGTCAGGAAAGCACATTCGGTCGCAGTGATGGTCAGAATAAATAAATAAATAAATAAATATAGATGTATTCATATAATAGTATAAAGTGATATATGTTATCTCTTTTTACAAGGTTAAAAAAAGGAATACATCATATTTTAATAAATAACGGTATAATAAATAAAAGACCAACATATAACATATTACAACAATCACAACAAATGTTTGTGAATTGTTCTGGTTCTGGATCAGATTTTGAGTCTGAGTCTGAGTTTGAGACCGATCCCGAGTCAAAACCAAAACCAGAACCAGAACCAGAAAACATTATTATTGAAGGACGTAAATTATTCAATACTGTAATACCGAATAATATACTAGAAAATGATAATGAACTACAAGAATTAATTCAAATAATAACCGGCAGCAATATTAATGTGGATAATGTTATATTACATAAGAGATTTGAGGCCAAACTAATAGAGAGTCCGACGAATTGCGAAGATATTATATTTAAAACCAAAATGCGGTTACTATATGTTATTATTTCAAATAATTTGTACAGGACGGCGTTTGAAGAGAAGAAATTATACAAATCAAACAAAACGAAATATCTCATCGGAGTTTTTCGATATAATGATTATATAATTCGTATAGATGATTCACCATATTGTTTTTTAGACGAACAACAGATTATGACTATAATAAAGGATAATAACGTCAACGATAATGACAAATATGAAAATATAGTGATTCCATATTTTACGTATATCAATATGAAACAGAATGCGAAGGGCGATATGTGTGATTGTGATTGCGACCCTTGCGGATGTTCTTATGTCGGTGATGGTAGTGTATATTGCGCAGATGATGATAATGATGGAGACGATTGTGACGGTGACGGTGCCGGTGACGGTAAAGGCGCCGGTGATTATTCCCGCGCGTTTTATAACAGACTACGATACAATACGATATCGTTCAGTATTCAGCCGTATATAAAACACACCGAATCATTACATACGTGGTCAATTAGCAATATAACCGATAATGTTAACATTAATTTCGATAAATTAAAATTCACCTTTTTTACTAACTTATTTTATAAATGCGCATTGTTGATACAGAAAATTCATTCCATCGATCTAGTTCACGGGGATATAAAACCGGATAATATACTGATGAAAGAAGATGGTAGTTTTAATATAAATGACCCTGTTAAATGTCGCAACTTTTCGGTATATTTGATTGATTTCGGTCTATCGGGTAAGAATAATATTGGAATTGGGACCGGTGGGACAGTGCCGTATTGTCATCCAGAATTTCGAAATATCCGAGATACAAAACGAACTGACAAATATAATTGGAATGTTATTAGAAAGAAGCACGATGTATGGTCACTTGGATTGGCATTTATTACGCTATATATTCATAATACATTTTACAGCTATTATTATAAATATCCGTCTTATTTTTTCAATGCGTCTGGGTATGTTAGCGCCCTTATTTTAGATTCCATCGCAAATCAACAATTAAGTAGTTTATTTCATTCTATGCTTTCTTATGATTCGATTTCAATAAATGACGTATGCGAGAGAATTCGTGTAATGTTATAATACAGTTATCTCCTTATGCGCTGAATTATAATCTGCCGATTGTAATTCACTACTACCGATACCGTTACCGATACCGCCATTACCGCCATCAATTGATGCCGTGTTAAGAGGCGCCGGTGCTATAGCTAGAGACTGGGTAGAATCGCCCAATCCGGTTCCTAATACCGATGATATTACTTGTTTATCTCCGTCAGGTATAGGTATAGGTATATTCTCGGTAGATGTAGTAGTGGATGCTACTATACTAAATGGATTATGGTTATTTCGTAAAGATGACGGTAAATACTGGTTATTATATTGATCAGGATGTATTTCGCCTTGTTCTTTAAACGCAGAATCGGATTGGGGTGTCGTGGTGATCTGGTGGACAGGGCCAGGCGCTGGTGGGGGGCGCGGTTTAAAATGATCTGGGATAAACGCACGTTTCTCTAATGTATCGCGTTTTATATTCAGGTTTTGAAGAACATTCATCATAATACGTGGCATAACTGCTATAGAGTTCATATGTGTACGATATTTGAATAAACAAATACTGGTTTCAGGTACAACAAACTGGATACTATACCACCAATAAGCAGGTATATACATTATCATCCCTTGAAATAGTTCAACTTCCAGTGTCTTTATCTTATCAAAATCATCCTGGTATTCAGGCTGAACCTTCCACGGGTTTACAGGAGATCTGAATTCAAATATGTCATAATCGCTAATAGGATACAAATATCTACTGTCTTTTGGAGGTATCAACAATATCTTTACGCGCCCCTGTGTTACGAGAAAGTAATTACGATAGTTTACTTCATATCTCAATGGTGTGGTCGTCGCCACCGACGCCATCATAATATCATACATACACGTTGACACCATATACGGTCTCAGAAAATCGTCGTTTAATTGAAATACTTTTACAAGACCAGTTTCTTCGATAAAATCCGTATTATTCTCACTTATATATTTGGCTTCAGTATCTTTCTGGAATACTTCGTGTGCGATTTTTAGAGTAACCGGAATATATAATGCGGTATTATTATCGCGATCTGTTCCTTTTTGCGTTTTTTCTTCTTTATTATTCTCATCAAGCTTTTTAAATGATGCCGAAACATCTCGTACTTGAATATCAAATGCGCGGTAATTTGTAGTTATACCGTGATAAGATAAAGATGTTAGTAAATGTTCATTATAGTATTCAAATGTGGTAGGTTGACGTATATCACACACTTCTTCTAAACGTTGCTTAGACGGTTGTTCGATTTCGTATACTTCTAAATCATTACTACGTTTCAAATGAAAATGGATATGAAGATATAAGAAAAGAACAATACAAAAAATAAAAATAGAGATAACTAACATAATCAAACTCTAAATATTATTATTATCTTTCAATACTAATATTTACAAGATTATACCCAATTACTTTTATGTTAGATTTCGTTAACAACCAGAGCGATTCGTGAATCTGATGGGAAATGGGCTATTTCATATTCTGGTTCGACCTGTAGTTCTGTCTCGTCTACGTTGTTGCTTTCCTCTTGGCTGCCGTGACCGTCATCCCGAACCTCCTGAACCTCCTGGTTGTCCTCTTGACTGCCATTACCAACTTCCTGGTTATCCTGGTTGTCCTGGTTATCCTGGTCATCCTGAACCTCCTGGTTGTCCTCTTGGCTACCGTGACCGTCATCATCATTATGGATTGTTGGTTCATATTCATATTCTTGCGGATGATGCTCTTCAATATTCATAATTATATTATCCATTGACGGAACAATAAATATATGAGGTGGCGCGGTGGATTCGTCTGTCGTATTTTGATATAATCCATTATCATCAATTTCGTTATTGTTATTATCACTGACGTTATTATATTGCGTCTGATTCAACAATCTAAGTACCATAGTATTCAATTCGTTCATCATTTTCTGCTGTGAATGGATTAATGATCTCAATTCCTGATTCTCTTTTATAATCGGCTCTATTTTAAGAATAGTCTCTGAGAGATTGGTTTCATTCACAATCTTATCAACAATGCCTTGAACGAATTCACGACTATTTGTTAAATCATTCATTACAGCCTCCATTAATAATACAGTTTCATCGCTTTCTGGTTCGCCGTCGTGATCGCCGTCGTGATCGCCGTGACTGATTTCATCAATAGGGTTAAGTGATGTGACGACGGGTTCACTTTGTTTCCACGTCTGGATGTTGCTGGACTTATTGACACCTCGGTGTTGCGTTTCATTCTCGTAGGATAATTCATCAATACGCGAGTGAATATAATTCATACGGTTTGTCAAATCAGTTAATACTGCGTCGTGCTCGCCAATTTTCTCATCGTGGCTTTTCAATATTACAATTGGTGGTGGTGTAACTCCTGTATTTGTAATCATACTAATAAATGGTGTAAGAACTGCTGTTGGATTTGGAACGGGGTGAAATTGCTGCTGTTGCGGTTGTTGCTGTTGCTGCTCGACTGATTTCGACTGTGGTTGTTGAACATCGACAGACACATTACTTCCATTTGGATTTGGATTTGGATTTGGATTATATCTCGGATTTGGTCGAGGAATCCCCTTCTCATACGTAAATGCCGGTTCATTTACTGACGGTGTCGTATGTTTATTTACTGATTGTGAATGCCTCTGTCCAGACGACGCCGCTGCCGCCGCTGATGACGCTTCCATTTCTTGAACCATCATAATTCGTTGTTTCAAAATTTGAGTTTGGATCTCATTTCGTTTATGAAGTTCTCGTATTTGCTCAGGAGTCAAAGTACTCCTCTTTGTCTTAATAATATTTGATCGCTCCTCTATTTGTTCTTTAATCATTTCTATATTTTCATAAATATTGATTGGAATATTGGGCGCAATTGGTTTAATTGAACTACTCGGGATTGGTTGTTGCTGCCGAGGCATATTTTGATTCACTTGATGACTCATCATTGCCTGTATATTCTGGATGCTATTTCCGCTATAATAAGAATTGTTTGTTGGTGATGTGGGCGCATATGATGATGTATTTATACTTCCAGGTGCGCCAGCACTAGGAGATGCCGACGCTCTGCGTTTACGAGCAGCCGATAAAGCTGCGTTTCCACTCATTTGATTCGACGGTTTGTATCCTAAATTTACGAAGTCGTTGTATACTAAAGATTATAAAGTGTATAAATAGATTATTTCTATATTATTTTCGCATTTTCATTTTTAACGTAGGGTGGCAGTTATAATCAATAATGCGAAAATCATCCAAAACATATGCGTCGATATCATCTCTCAACGTCCTTATTTCCAATATCGGAAAAGCAAACGGTTTTAATTGTAATTGGCGGGTACTCAATATCTCAACGTGATCATCATATATATGTGCGTTTCCTAAATGATATACGAATTCGTGAGCGATTAACCCACAATGTTTCGCCAAGAGGTGTGTTAAAAAGCTATAAGATGCGATATTGAATGGAACACCTAAACCTACATCACCACTCCGCTGATATAAAGCACACGAAAGCCGATTCTGATTATCTACATTAAACTGGCAAAGGATATGACAAGGTGGAAGCGCCATCTCATCAAGTTGACACGGATTCCACGCAGACATAATTAACCTTCGCGAAAATCTCTCGACCGGGTGCTTTAGAGACCGGATAATCTCAGAGAGTTGGTCGACGCCTTTTCCGGTATAATCAGCATCACACGTAGAATATTTAGCGTTAAAATGGCGCCACTGATGGCCATATACAGGTCCTAGGTCCCCGTCGGCATAGTGCGACAATCCGCGCGATTCTAGAAAATCACGTGAGGCATTATCGTCCCAAATATGAACACCGACATCTTGTAAAAGGCGATTATCTGTTTTCCCTCGAACAAACCAGAGTAGTTCTTTAAGACACGTCTTCCACGCCATTTGTTTTGTTGTTAATATCGGTATACGACCTTGATCTAATGAAAATACCATTCCAGCGCCGAATACGGAAAGGGTTGTTCCATTCCGGCCATCGTGTTCGTGGTTTTGTTCAATAATATCGTGAATAAGATTTAGGTATTGATACTCTTCGTGTGGCGTAATTGGTGGAGGTAATTGGTCATCAACGATAACAGACGTTACAACATTTGTATCGGGTGTGATAATATATTGAGGCGTACTATTTATACGAGAAAAACGACGAAGCATTAAATTAGATTCGATTCGATAATAATATTGAAATATTTGTATTTAATTCATTTCATTGGTTGTAATTAAATCTTCACTGGTATATATATACTTATAAATCTCATAAATGGAGGCGTTTGAAGAAACTGTAAAGGAAGGAACGAAGCGCGGAAGTTCATTTGTTGACCACGTGTTTCGTTTGGATGAACAACAACAAGGTGTATTATTAAACATTGTCCAATATACAATTATTGGATTTGTACCCATTCTGGTTATGTTATATTTGGTTCGCACATACGTCCCTGAACCAGACGATCACAAGGCGACATTGATGGTTTTAGTAGAAATAATGGGTCAAATTCTATTTATGTTCGTATTCATATACTTCATCCATAGGTTAATCACATATATCCCAACTTACTCTGGATACAGATACAGTGAGTTCAATTTCACAACGACCATTTTAGGAATATTGATGATTCTATTGAGTATTAAGACGAAGTTGGGCGAAAAGGTCCAGATTATCGTGGAGCGCACAATCGAGCTCCTTGGAGGCGAGTCTAGTTATACTGGCACTGTCGGCGCAGGCGGTCACGCAGGAGGCGCGCAGGGTGGCAGTGGTGCGGTTCGTATCACGCAACCTCTCTCTCAGCCTTACGCTGGTGGTGCGCCTGGTGGAATGGTTGGCGGCGGAATGGCGCCTCCTAACCCAGTCCTCACCGCCAACCGGAATACCGGCACTGCTGACTACGGTCTCTCGCAGGCAAGCCAGCAAACCCAGCACTTTAACAGCACTTACGCGCAAAATGTCGGCGGTGGAATGCCCGGTGGGATGATGTCGTTTGAACCGATGGCTGCCAATGAGGTTATCGGGTCGAAGTTTTAGACCCGCCCGCGCGTGTGGGATAATAATGATGATATATACATACACTTCATTTTGTATGTATATTTCTCTCGACGACGAGCATTCACTTCTCTATAAACGTCTCTCGTTCTATACTCTTCATAATTTTACGTTCACCAATCGGGTCATCCTTGATTTCGTGAAGGACATTTCTAATCATCTTATGATGAAAATCCTGTAATTGGCTATTCGTCTCCCATCCCGGGTGTAAATCCATCCACTTTTTCACCGCAAAGTATTCTTTATTGGCAATATCCACAAATGCCTGGCGCATCCTGGCATTCCCTTCATCTCTCGCCCACTGGTGATTATCCCGAATATAAATCGTATCCCGCTTCTGATCCGTACAATGTATCGGGCGTTTATAAAGATCGATCTGTTTCAATCCATCAATCATAACCTTGCTAATACCTTCAACAAGGCCCTGGTTCCGGGTATACGCCAAGTCATCCATTGTTATCTCGAGAGAATTAACAAAGTCCGAGATATTAACCGCATCTTTACACTGTTCATTCAGGAAAAAGTTCAAATTAAATTGGTTGTTATTCGTATTATTGACAATAATATTGCGTTCCTTGCTTAATTCCACAATTTGCTTTTGAAGCGTTTTATTCTGGTCTAATAACTCAAATACGAGAGAATTGACGAGAGATTTCTTATTCCGTTTATTAGTCATAGAAAATACAGAAATCATTTGTCGAATATATTCCTTGAGTTTCTCATTTTGTGCAGATAATAACTCTGATACAGCTGAATCTGAAGTTGCGTCAGTCATTACTGAAATTGCGGTATCAACATCAGTATCATCCATCCCTAATAACGAGTCTGACTCCGATTCCGAGGATGCTTCTGTATTTGAGCCGTCACCGTCACCGTCACCGTGACCGTCACCGTAGGTATATGACTGTTTTTCGGAAATTTGAACAGATATTTCTGAAATAGGTGCTGGTTCAGAAGTAGATGATGTATTCTCTTTTTTTTTAGATTTGAACCGATATCTAACCATTTCGGTATTGTCATCCTGATCATCTACTAGATTATCTTTAATAACAGGAAAATTTAATGTAGCGGTTGTTTTAGTCGTTGTAGTCGTTGTAGCAACAACCGAAACAGATACAGTATTCAAGGATGTATCTATATTAGCCGTCTTATTGGTGGTTTGGTTATGTTGAAACTGAAGACAAGTAGACGTATGTTTATAATAACTCGACCTATGAGCATATGATTTTTTACAAAGACAAACATATTTTCCATCATTACTAGCAATTGCCGCCGTCGCCGCCGCTGCCGCCGCCGAAACAGACCCGTCTAAAACAGACGAGATAGTTGATACAACCAGTTTATCGACGAAAATATTTGGTTTAAATTCTGAAATTCCTTGGATTCCTGAATCATTGACCAAACATTGTCCATCCATTTTTTCATCGTTCAAATTCGGTTTCATTTTCATAATATAAAAATAGGCGCGTTCCTTAGCCTGGATTTCATTATTACAAGAACATTCTTCCAAAATCAAACACTTCCAATTCGACCATCCACCATTCTTCCGAATACAACTGTATAATTTCGTCTGATAGGATGAATCCAACGTCTCACGTTTATGTTTGTATTTTCGCTGGGTTATATTCGTTGTATATGAAATATAAGAATCTAATACTGTGGAATTATTCGGGGTTTTACAAGTAAGTTGGTATACATACGTTTTTGAGTAATCAACATACTTTCGCGGCATTTTTAACCGGTTTAAATTTGTATATTCGAGAGATATTCGTCTATTCTATTTCTATTATATATCTCTAATATTTATTTGTTTGGGAGAAATAAATGTTCAAAAAGCCTAGTGAGAATGGCAACATCCGCACCATCGATTGGTCTAAATGTTGCCATTATCTTATAAATAGCCATCATTTTCAGTCTGTAGTAATGTAGTAATTTTGTAGTAAAAGTAGTAATTTAGCATAAATGCACTTTAGAGATTTTGGCAACATTGGCACCATATTCAGTAATATCACCAAAAACAAAACGCCTATATATGGTCTCGGGGAAAAAGGGTAATTTGGTTTTTTTAAATAAATGTCCAAATACGGGTTTGGCCATTCTGCTTTTAAAACGCGTTTTTTCGCACGTTTAGCCTGACGAGAGCATAATTTACGATTTCGCCAGTTTTTGCGTTTAAGATGCGCCGGAACACAGTAAGGTGTTTTATGATAGTACACCCAACTCCATTTTTTGACGAGACCGCGCCATTTTCCCGCCTTACTGACTTTTCAAAAAGCTATAAGATAATGCTATATATGCTCTCATTTTCAGTAAGGAGGTCGGAAATGGCGCAAAAATCCGGTTTCATCGTAACAGGGGTGCGTGTGCGCGCGTAATATTACATAAATAAGTATTTGTATTATGTATATCCACGTCAATACGTTTAATGAATTACAAAATAACATCACATCCACTAAAAAAAATAGTGGTGGTGGATTTGGAATATATGCGCCCATCAGTCTCCCGGTCAAGGTCCAGGTCAAGGTCAAGGTCCAGGTCCAGGTCCAGGTCCCGGTCCCGGTCGAAGTCCAACATAGACGCCGCATTAGAAGAATGTGTGGATTTGAATATTGTCGAATTACTAAATAGACAATATACAAATGAAATAATATCAGATGACTTCAAATATGATGAAGACAGTAGTGAGAACGGAACCGGTTCAGATACAGACGCTGATACCGACGCCACCGCTGATTCGGATTCTGGTTCTGGAATAGAAGATGACGGAGGTAGCGCAGTTGCTGGGTCGAATGCGCACACACACACACACGCACACGCACACGCACATCCTAGTGTACAAGATGGTGATTATGCGGTTAACTCTGATGATGATTTACTACAATCAGTTTTAGATGAACCAACATTTCCGTTGGATGTGAATGCGATATTAAACGCAATGAATAAGATAGAAAACCACACAATCGCCAATCTTACATTAAAGAAGATAGCGCAGCGTCGTCGAGAGATTCTCTCGTCGTTGAATTTATCAACAGAGAAAATGGAGGATTTTGATAGAAGATTACAGATGTATCGAGTGATTGAAGATCCGCAAGACTTAAAACATACCCAATTATTGCGGTGGATACCCTTACGGTCACTAGAAAATAAACCATATCTGACACTTGGCGGAACAATGTTTAACGTAAAGGTGCGGCCAGACGATGGACTACATCAAGTGACAATACGTAATGTTAAACGCTTTGTGTATCAAATCAAATTCGAACTAAATGTAATATTTCAGCGATTAAGTAGAGAAGAGTTGTTAATATTGCGCGCAGTAGAGTACGTGGAAGATGAATGAACATTGATCTGTTTACGTTGTTGTAGTGTATTCTTTACGATACACTCACAACAATTAACACCAAGAATCTTATGCGCACGCATTTTTAATGTTTTCGTTGACAGTTTATTATGTAAAGAACGACCGCGACTATGACCGCGACTATGACCTCGACGACGCGAGGTAGGTTGATAATGATGAAGAATTGTAATGTAGTCCTTACGTGTGAGTTTCATATCTTCATCAATATCAGAATCAGAATCATTATCGTTATTGTATTTCATAGAATATGATTACTACTTTACTCTAATAATAAAATATATGTATACATATACATATACATATATATATACATATATATATACATATATATATACATAATGACATCTTCACTCTATCAAACCATAGGGTCGGATGTTATTGTAAAAAAGAAACCTAAAGTAGTTGTATTTGATGTGGATGAAACACTAGGAAATTTCACGCAATTCGGTATATTCTGCTCCATTCTTGATGAATATTATAAAACAGATATTTCGTATAAACACTTCAACGATTTAGTTGACATCTTCCCCGAGATATTCCGCCCGAATATTATTCGGATTTTGGATTATATTCGTAAAAAGAAAGATAGTGGAGTATGTAGTAAGGTAATGATATATACGAATAATCAGGGTCCAGATAAGTGGGTTAAGCATATACGCGATTATCTTGAAATGAAACTGCGCGATAAGGCGGTCGCAGCAGCCGCAGCGTCGTCTTCGCCTGTCGTGTCATCATCGTCGCGACAATTGGCGATTATCCCGCCATTATTTGACCATATTATTGGCGGTTTTAAATCAAGAAACGGCGGAGATACAACTTTATCCCGGTACCCTGAACGAACCACTGGTGAGAAAACGGTGAGTGATTTTTTGCGTTGTTCACGCATTCCATCCGATATTGAAATATGTTTTCTAGACGATCTATTACACCAACGGATGGTAGATGAAAAGGTGTATTATATTAAATTACAAGGTTATCATTCATATATACCATTTGAGCATTACATCCTTCGTTTTTTGAATAGCGCATTATACAGAACTGTATTTGAACCGATGAAGCCTATATCTGGAACAATCGCACCGACGATGACACCGCAAGTAAAGAAACAAGTGACAACAATTGAATTACAGAACTTACTTATAAAACGTGCGAACCAACTAGAATATGATTCCCGAAAACATCATAATAAACTGAATCCACGCGAAATCGATGAAATCATTAGTAAGTATATTTTATTTCATCTTCAACAGTTTTTTAAGGATGGACCGCCCGCATTGTCGACGAATGGACGCAGGCTGTCGGCGGCGTCGGCGAATCATCGAGGAACTAGAACGATGAAAAAAAACAGTACACGGCAACGCAACAGCAGCAGCAATAACAACGTATTTTATGTAGATAAAGCATCAGCAATTAAGAATATGCGAAACAAGACAATCAAGAACAAGTAATCGAGAGTATTTACTGTTTACACGTTCACACTCCTCCAGGGCCCAGTGGTGGTGTGATGTATGTAGACAATCCTTTTTCCAGCGGCCACCGCGTCCGCGATAAGTTCTTCCCTTCTCCTTTCCGACTCTGGCGTCCAGTGTTCCTCGTCGATATAGACAACATCCGAATTCAGTACGGCAGCCACATTACCTCCTCTATACGCCGCCGCCGACGACGCCGACGACGCCGCCGCCGACGACGCCATCATCCTCTGATAAGTCAGGCTCAACTGATACTCTTCGTCATTTTCCAATGCCGCAGCCGCAGCAGACGCCGCAGCAGCCACCGACGCCGCAGCAGCTCTTACGGCCGCAATGCGGTGTTCTTCACGGATCGCAACCCAGCGCTGATGACGCACATTCCGGATGTGTCTGTCCCAGTTTCCCTGTGCTCCACGCCATCCGCAGGGACAACTCACTGGACGAACGATATCAAGTTCGTGAAGTGTATCCTTGAATATACGGCTCGTAATCATCTGAAGTGCGTGATGTAAGATGCCTGGAGATGCCTCATACCCAGCATCGCCTTCTTCTGGCTTGTAGTTGAGAACAAGGTCAAATACAATGTCTTCTTCGCCGCGAGACACCATATTGTGGTGATCGTCCAAGTAAATGCTTGAACCCTCTCCGCACAATTCAATGACGATTTTGTCCGCAAGTTCCATCACTTCTTCGTACAGTTCGTCATCATCGCAAATGTCATCAAATGACATCCATCCTTGTAGTGCTGTGCCAGCAGCGTGGCGTGCGCCAAATGCAGTTCTTTTGTGTTTGTGTAATGAACCCAGTGCGTTCATCACACGTAAATACTCACCATCCGTAATTTTGTCTTGATTTTCGTCGATAATTGCCATAACGACGTCCAACTGATTTTGAATATCGACGTCCACTGCGGTTTCTCTTCTTGGAATCATCACTGCTGGCAGTGATGGCACTGCTGCGACGGCTTCGACGGCTTCGACGGCTGCGACGGCTGCGACGGCTGCGACGGCTGCGACGGCTTCGTCTGTGTGTATTTCGTATCCTTGTTCTTGTGCCATTGATGAATCGCGTGTTTCTATATATCCAACAAAAAACATTCAATTTTTTCTAGAGTAAATTTCTATACGGGTATTTTATTCATCGCACCAGATGTATTGATATAATTGTATATTGGACGAACAACATCAGATGTTACGGGTTGTGTTATTGTTTTATTTATTTTATCTTGAGTATAACTAGCAAGGGCATTTGACGAAATATGTGTAAACAATATGAATACGCACATATATAGAATAAGCTTCCGGTCGAACTCGCTAAATTTATTTCCACCAAGTATTGCGAATTTTGGATTAGTCCACGATATCGTATTGAACCGAATCAATAAGACGACAACCGCAACGTATAATATAGTATTTCTAAGCACCGGTATATACTCGGGGAGTGTATTATAAAACCCGAGTAATAAAAGCGCATATGTTCCATAAATGAGAAAATCGATATATTTGTAGTAGTTTGCGAATTTCTGGAAAATCGGAGTGAACGTGTCACGTATTCCAGTTATAATCGACCGCACGAGATTTTCCGAGTTTGCCGTTACTTCATTCATTTAATTATTTAATTATTTCGAATCAATATAATACCAGTATTATTATATATTGTTATTATTTAAAATGCTTATAATGGGCTATCGAGTGCTTATCTGTCAAGGCCAGGCTCCCGCTGCCACCGCGTCAGTTACATAAAAATCGAGCAATCTGGCACTCGGATCAAGAACGCCATCGCAAAATGGATGACGCCAATAATATGGGATTGTTTCACCGCGGCCATCGTACATTGATTCAAAAATCCGGCGGTAATAGAAACTCTCCTTATCGTAAGGAGGGTTATAAAGAGAAAACATCGAGTTTCGCGGATTATTCATATCTGTGTCTGAAATAATATGGTGAGTGTATTCTTTAATCATTTGGATCCAAGTACGTCCATTCTGGCTACTTACTCCATCACTAAATGCCTCCTTTCTACGCCACAATACATCATCGGGTAACAATCCTTCACCCTCAAATGCTTTACGAAGGATGTATTTCTCCATACGCGGCGGACATTTGTCACTATCGGCACTGATCCCGCCCTCATAAAATCGCTTGAACCGCGCTGGTATCGACATCACGTACGTCAAAAACGCCTTGTCCGCAAACGGCACACGCGCCTCCAACCCCGCACCACTTATGCTCTTATCTGATCGAAGGAGGTCAAAAAACCGAACATCTCGTATCATACGCTCATTCTCATCTTTAAATGCCGTATCGTTTGGGGCCTTCAAGAACCCACGATATGACCCGAAGATCTCATCTGACATATCCCCACAGTAAATGACCACATCATCTGTCTGTTGTTGGATGTATTTACTGATAAGGTAATTCCCTACCGAAGCGCGGATGGTTGTGGTACAATAACTCTCGGTTTGATAAATTGTATCGTGAATCCCGTCCAGGAAATCGCGCTCTGTAAGTGCGACCTCGTGATGGCACGTTCCGAGATGTTCGGCTACACGGCGTGCCCAAATCAAATCCACAGACCCGGTCAACCCGATACTATATGTATTCAGTACGGTATCCGGCGCGGACTTCTTCAATTCTTTCGCGACGATCGCTGTAACAAGCGAACTATCCAAACCACCAGATAGTAAACATCCCACCGGTCGCTCACTCATCAGACGTTTCGTTACAGCGGCGGTGAATAAATCGCGGATATTGCGGCATATCTCAGTCTCAGTCTCAGTCTCGGTCTCGGTCTCGGTCTCGGTCTCGGTGTCGGCGGCGGCATCATCATCACGATATCGAATCGCCGGGTATGAATAACGCACCCGAATATTCTTCACCTGACACTCCAACATACTTTCGGAATTAGTGCGTTTAAACACCATTTTGTCAGAATCATAATATATAAACGCATTTTCATAATAAGTCTTGAACACCGCGCTACCATCCTGGCTATCTACGCCTGAATACTCCATATAACACCCCGCAGGAAACTGAACGATTGTATCGCACAAAATGTGTATCGATTTCATCTCACTCGCCACACAAATGCCATAATGGTCGGGATTCAGTGAAACACATCCCAAATCCGAATATTCGCCACCAAAAGGCCCATCGTGTCGACAGACACCGATATAGAGTGAACGAACGCCAACTGGATCTCTCGCGACATATGTCATCTCATTATCATAATCATATAATACAAACCCGAACACACCATCCAAGCGACGCAATGTGTCCTGAATTCCGATTTTGCGATACAAGTGGATAATAATCTCGCAATCTGAACCACTCTGGTACTCGCCCTCCAATCCGAACTCCGCAATCAAACTGCGAAAGTTGTAGATTTCACCATTACAAATCAAACGACAGTTCTTTAGATGAAATGGCTGATCAGCAGAGGGATCCATTCCATTGATAGAAAGACGATGAAAACCCCACGCTCGAGTATCATCTTTAATAAACACTGATTTGTCTGGACCTCGATGAGATGATACAATACAACTTTCCTGGAGTGTTTTTAGTTGGGAAAGTACTATACGAGAGACTGTTTCGAAATAAAATATACCACACATTGCTGCGATAGATATATAATAACATAAATCTATGTTTATATCCTTACTACTCATAAATATATTTTCACATTATAAAGTAGTTACTATTCATCATCCACACCGCCACCGCCACCGCCACAATCAAGAAATGGATTTTTATGGAGTAGTCAATGGCGCATATTCAAATCATCACGACCGTTTAACTGAAATAAATAAACGAATTTATGAGCGGGTTATTCCTTCAACGGTGCTTCGTCCAGCATATGATGTTCGCCCGATTTCGTCAAAATATGCGACGATGCCAATTCTGGAGTCACGCCCCACCCCCACGGTCGCCACCTCCGCCTATCAGAATTTCTCAACCGAAACAGTTTTCAATCCTGGAAACGCGAAGGCGCCTTGGAGAGGTTGGGCCGAGAAGGTTAATTTAGAGTCATCATTGCGAAACCAATTCTTCGCACATCAAAGAAATGACCGCGCAGAATATGTGCCGAATTCGGGGAGCGATTTATATCAAGTAACAATTGATGCTCGAGAGGTAGAACAACCTAACCCGTATTTATTTGATAATGGCGCATCGAACTTCGCACCGATGAATCCAAACCCTAACGATTTAGGAAGATTAACATTTGAGAATTCTACCCGGTTTCAATTACGTACACTTAACTGTACATATGATGGATTCTGTACTGGAGAAGGTGGACCAGCTCTTGAACCCGCTACAAATTATATTCCACAAGAAAAATTAGATAAGAAACTAAAAGAAAAAGAACAACAGCGCCATATTTCACATATTGAAGAAGGGTTTTCAGGAGAGCGGAATAAGGAACCGACGAAACCATCGACACAATTCGCGACATTTATACCGCGCGGAACTGCGTCATCAAACGCCAAGGAGCACCTTATGATGAGACGATAATTATCCACCACGTCACCGGCATCACCGGCATCACAGGCATCACCGGCATCACCGGCATCACCGGCATCACCGGCATCACCGGCATAAATAAATATTACACTATTCTATGACATATTAGTGTAATATGAACGAATTCGATGAATTCACAATATCGGTTATGTCAAACCGTAACCATTATGACAAGTATTTAAAGGCGAAGACAAACGCACAGACAATCGCCGACATTTTCCGTAAAGAACAAGCGTATTATAAAGAACGAATTATTGAAACGACTAAAGAATTGTGTGATGGCGCGACATCAACGTGTGATGACACCGATGTTACTGATTCATATAACGCATATATTAAATGTTGTATTCGGTATTTAAAATGGAAGGATGTAACGGAAATGATACAAAAGGATAAATATGGTGGACCTAAATTAGAGGGCGATGATGATGATGGTGATGATGATGGTGATGGTGATGATGATGATGATGATGATACAGAAGCTTTGCGTAACGCGCGACAAGAATTAGATAAACGAATTCAAGAAGTACAATTGCTTGAACCAGAAATCGTGTCATCAGCGCCCGACGCCCTCCCCACACCATCACCACCCAGATACATAGAAGACAACGCGATAATCTCATTTGCGAATAAAATGTGTATCCGTAAAAAAACAATGGATGATTTCATCAAAATGAAACCAGCTCCCGCAGTGTCATCGGCAAACCTACCTCAAATACGTGATTATCGCGATGAACTCGATAAACGAACTACTGAATCATCGCAATGATATCCAACGCACTGTTGATATTTTGAACTGTATACATCGAACTCGTCGGTACAACTCCTGCGCCAGCGTCCCAGTAATACACACGAGTCGGTGTGAGAATGAACATTTTGTGTCCGGTGATGGTTTCCTTTGAGTCGGTTGTATTCCAAAGGTCATCAATGTCGTAATAACCCGATTCGTCACTTAAAACGCGACGCTTGAAATCGTCGTCGCTTCCGACAACTCCAACGAAATCTGCCAACACACAGTATTCTCGCTGTTCAGATGGAATAACGAGATTCATAACATATGTATTAACGTTAACATACGTTGAGTATCTGGTTTGGATCGGATTGGTTGGCTCGGGCAATGATGTGACGACCGAATTTTCATCGCCCATATCCGCCCCGCCGCCGCACGAAAACATCGTTGAGATGATACTGTAGACATGATACGTCCGGTTGTCACGGTTATACACAACATAACTGGTATTGTAATGGGTGGTCTGGTCCATACTGTAGACACCCAGCTTGTAGATATACCGTGTGACTGGACGCATCGGGTTAATACAAGACCTGCGTTGAATTGATTGGATCGGATTGAGCGTGGGTTGCTCTTCTTCGTATTGCTGGTCGGTGCCGTTGTCGTTGTCGTTGTCGTTGCCGTTGTCGTTGTCGTCTCCCAGCGAGACTATAGCCTCGGCCGCTTCGTAGACTTCTTCAGAATCGTGAGCAGATCCGACACAGGCCCTATTATGAGGGCGACGAGTGGGGGTGTAAATTTTATAACTGCGAGTACTTGCCTCCTTATAAGATGACGTAGATAAACGTGGACTACGTCTAGGGGACGTAGACACTGGAGCCACCACAGAACGCGCGACTGGCTGCTGGGCTGCGGTCGTCGTAGTAGCAAAAGAAGAACGAGTGCGAATACCCATTGCGTAAGAAGGAATGATCAAGAAATGAATCCGATGTATATTATTCGATTAAATACAATATAAATGGTTCAATTTTTTATGACATAATAGTATAAGTTTAGTATTCGAATGGAACAAATCCGCGCAAGCACCAGCATCGACAAACACGCCGCGATTT